AAACCATTAACCAGTTTTCATGCAGTGTCAAAAACACCGTGATTACTGGTTTTTTTGTACTTTAACCGCAAATATCGTTGTCATTAGATGTCATCTTTTTTCAATAAAAGTAAGCCAATCGGTAAGCCAAAAATATAACAAAAAAGCCACTGTTTCCAGTGACTTAATACTTGCGTGGGGCAGTGACTGTTAGCCAATTTTGGTTAACAGTTTTTATTTGTCAATATGAAAATATCCTTCCGGTGCTTCGGCCGGCTTGCCCTGTTTCCAATGACTCTTTGCCGAACCATACTTAGATGGTTCGGGATTGGGTCCAACTGCAACAAACCTCCGGCCAACTGAATCCATAAACACAATTATCCGACTATATTCTCTAGTTGGTGTAATTAGCGTACAGTTTTCATGTTTAATACCGTAAACATCTGTAAAGTCCATATTTCACATTGCTTTCCCGTATGTTTCAGTGTCAAAAATAAAAAAACTGCCTTGTTGCAAAGCAGTTTCATCAGTATCAAGATACTTTATTGTGGAACAACGTTAGTAGCTTGTGGGCCGCGATCCCCTTGTTCCACTTCATAATTTACTTTTTGTCCTTCATCAAGGCTCTTAAACCCATCAGTTTGAATTGACGAAAAGTGAACAAATACATCTTTATCGTCTGAACCAGTAATAAATCCGAAACCCTTATCCGCATTAAACCATTTTACAGTACCATTTTGCATATACTAATATTCCTCCTAGAAATCAAACCAAAGTAACCAACTGAATTAACATCTAAGAAAATTGTAGATAGCAATTTTAATGATACTTAAAACTTCCAAATATGTTAACTTGCTCTAAGTATACCACGAAGTTCAAAGATACTCTAATTTGAATGTTTCAAGTGCTTTGTTCTTCAAGTAATTAAACTTACTAATGCTTACCGACAATTGCTTGCAGGCTTCGTTTCGACTGAAACGTTTCTCAATAATATAATCATGTAGGATAAATTGATATTGTGGGTCATCAATTGCATTGAGGGCGTCTTCTACTTCTTTTAGCTGGTAAGACAGGTCAGCATGGTTTATCAGGCGACTTTCAGCACCGTTTCGGCTGCTATGGCTAGATACTCCATCGAATGAGGGACTAGAAACTTGATTAAAAGCGGTTAGATCACGTTTTAGTTTGGCATATTGTTTTAATAAATTACGAATTTTCTTAACATCTTGGCGCATTGGAATCACACTTCCTGATTCCAGATATATGTAAAGGGACAGAGAGGGGGGACTCTCTGTCCCTTAGGGGATAATAGAATACGCTTACTTCAAGTAAGTTTATCACTTCTTTTTAATTTGTCCAGTTAGAACTCTACCATTTTATTATGCAATAAGGCCACGTAATTGTTGAATCATGCTGATAACTTGGTATGGTGTTTGTTTCATATCAGTTACTCGGTTTTGGTACCAGAATTGCGTCAACAAGGACACGGCAAAATCGTACTGTTTGTAGACAGTCAGATCTTCATTCTTGCTAACAGCCGTCTGTACATAGTCTTTAGCAGCATCCAAATAGCTTTGGATCATTGGGTCATCTTCAGTCACATCAATTCGTAAACTTAGTTTGATGTCGTCAACAGTTACTGACAATTAATCACTCCCTCATAAATTTAACTTTACTCTCATAAAATTATATGGTATAAATATAGAGTACTAATTGCTCGGTAGTTCAGCGGTAGAATAATTGACTGTTAATCAAGAGGTCGCTGGTTCGATCCCAGCCCGAGCAGTCTCCAAAACACATATTTATCATAAAAAGACCGTGCCCTTGAAGTCACGGTCTTTTTATTACCAAGTTATAGCATAATAGATTACCTCAAGCACTTTAAAAGCAACATATGCGGCGAATACATACGTGATGATAATACCACTGTATGCAAGGATAAATGTGTTCTTCATGGAATCACTCCTAAAATTATACTGCACGTTCTATTAAAATATGATAAGTATTATCATCATAATATCACTTGTCGCTTGAAATCCCACTCATTTTATCTTCCTATTTACCAGCAGTTGCAGTTCCTAACGCCACATTAACCACAGCGGTCTTATCAATTACTTCATAATCATTACGAACGATCACTGATAGTCCTTGGCTAAACTGGTCGAACTTGTCCCATTGGGCGGTTACCTGGTTACGCCGGAAGACAGCCACGGCTTGTGACAAATCACCCGCAATCATTGGGAACGTCCCGTCCACGTTATTAACTAGCAACTTATCACTAATCATGACGACTGGTGCTCCTAACAAGGTGAAACCACTGGGTGCTGTTGGGTTAGGTTGCAATAGGTAACGGCCCTCGCTATCTTTCAAGGTATCAAGATAGTTGAACCCAGATTGGTTGACTAACCACATTTTGCTCAAAGCAGGATCTAACGTCACATTGAAAATCTTTTTAAGATCATCAATATTTGCGGCCGTTGCTTTAGTAAAGTTGCTACCCGTTAACAAGCTCATAATCTGCGTGTTGTCCGTGTTATCAACCAATTGTTGTAATTGCGTTTTAACTTCACTGACAATATCAACTTCGGCGTCTTCCACCACTTCATTAGATAAGGCAATCTTACCCGCCCGGGTCTTCACGTCAAACGGCACTTCCGTAAACATGTTCGCGTCAACGTCAGCAATGTCCGCTAGTTCGTCCTTGGTGGCCAGTACCGCAGATTGTTGACTAGTGGCAATTGGATAAGTCCCGGAACCACTAGAAACTTGCTTAACCGTTGCATATTGGGCGAGGTTGTAATTGGATTGCTTTAATTGGAAAACGGGGGTAATCAGTTCCTTAGGAATAACCGCACTGGCACCGTCAGTCTTTAAACCGTCCCGAGTTTCCCCGTGTGTCCGGACATATTGTTCAAAGGCGGGAATGCCAGTTTTGTTTTCGTTGCCATTGTCGTTGGTATTAGGGTCAATAATTGTTTGTTTTGCCATGTTGTCAGGCTCCTTTGCTTGATTGATAAATTTTTCGTAACTACGACTTTCAATTTGAATCACTTGCTGAACACTCGACTGCCCATAACTTGGAATGGCCGTAGTCGTCAATTCGTATAAATCTTTGATATGGTTGACCGTCCGGGTCACTTGACCACTCGCAGTATCTTGCGTCCAAGTATCATCGCCATTGTCTAAATCAAAGGTAAACGAGCACCCGCCAATCACCCCATTTTTAATATTGTTATACGTATCCATCGCATAACTCACGCTCGGGTCTAGTTCCGCCGTGAACTTTAAACCCGTATCATCAACGCTCGTGGTGAGGGTCCCGTTGTCGGCCCGGGCCAATGGCTGGGCCCAATTATGGCTATTCAATAGCACTAATTTTGATAAGTCCAAACCATCAAGGGCGGCGGGATCAATCATTTCAACAAATTCAGTGCCGTCATTTGTACTCATTTTCAATGAGGGACTATTAAAAACCACGGCATAACCAGAAATAACCGGCTTGCCATCAACTTGTTGGGCTTGTGTGGCTGGTTCACCGGAATTAGACTGATCCTGATTTTCGGGTTCAGTTGGGACAGCGTCGCGTTTTTCTGCTTTCAGTTCAGCCGCCAAGGTAAATCGTTGCTTATTCTTCACTCGTATTCACTCCATTCTTTTGTAAATTTAAGAAAATATCGCCGTCATCAGTTGGTGGCAAGCCAATCTTGGCTCGGGCTTCATTACGGCTCATAATACCACCCGTATAACCCGCTACTGCTTGGGCTTGTTGCGTTTGTGGGTCAAGGCTCAATAACTTGTCCGTATTAAACGTAAAGTCATGACCAAGCTTGAATGACAGCTCGCTGGTAAAGCTATCAAAGTAATGTTGCAACGTCCCTTGCAGATACTGCACACCACTTTGCTCTTGGTTAGAATGATCGTTTTCAACCCCTAAGCGCTCCGGTGGTAAGCCAAAGGCTTTAGCAATTTGTCGGGTCGTCCAGTCATTCGAATTGACCAATTTTAATACATCGGTATTTAAGGATAAGTTGCTAATATCCATGGTATCGTCAGTCACAATCGTATTGATTGCATTGTCACCCGTATTGGCTTCGTCAAATTGTTTACGAATATTGCCCTTAGCTTCCGGCCCTAAATCAGATTGATGGACTTTAATAATCGTGGTGCCGTGCACGCCAGCAGTAAAAAAGCCGGTTAGCAATTTATTACCGGCCGACTGAATCTGGCGCTCATCTTTGAGGGCATATAAGGGACTAATTCCCGATACGCCGTCTTTGGTGAAATATTTAAAATGTAAAATGTTATTAGGCGCAATCTGACGACTGTTACCACCAATCGAGGTATAGGTGTAGGTTAACGCACCGCTGACATCGTCTTGTTCAACCGTCAATTGGTTATTGGCAATCAATTTCAACGTATGGTTAGGCAAAATCTCGGCAAAACTATTGCCATTGAGTAACAGGTTAGCCGCCAACGCATATTTAAAATGGTACCCGTCCATCTGACCATTAGGGGTTTGATTAATCATCGTATTAAAGATTGCCGTATCGCACATAATCGGATTGCTGGCAATATCGCTCGCAATAATATTAATTGCCGCGTAAATGTCACTATTACGCAGTACCGAGGCACTCACAAACGTATAGGGGTCATTGCTTGATAAACTAACCAAGGCGTCAGCCATCGGATCATGCGTGCCGCTGGTGGTACTGCTTTTAACGAAGAAACTCATTTAATCACCTCTTTGCTTTTCATAATTAATTAGCAACGCCAGCAGAATCATTGCCATACCAGCCAATATTACCCCCGCTTGCCAACTGATCCAGCAACCAAAACCAATTACTAAGCAGATTAAGCCAATCACTAACAAGATCGTTTGTACATAATCAGAACAGATCTGCCGCAGTCGCTGTTTTGTAGTAATCTTCTGCATGTTGTTGCGCCTCACTTTCTTGGTAATAGTCCATACCCGCTACAAACGCGTTAATCAACGCCGCAATTGGGTCAATCCGGTTACTGTTGCGAGCTTTATCCAATTGCCAGCCATTGTTTAGCACTTTCAAGATGGCGTTATTGACCGCATAAGCAAGAATCTTGTTGCCGTTATGTTTAATCTTGTCATCATAAAGCTGATCGCGAAAATTACGGGTCGGAATATTCAAAGTCTTAGTTCCTTGCCGCACTTCAAACAGTGGGTAACTTAATTTCTCAAATTTTGTAATTAACGTTTGCGCGTTGTACGGGTCATACGCGACAGCTTTTACTTTCCAGTTGTATTTTCCGACTAGTTTTTGTACAAAATCAAACAGCTCATCATAATCAATAATGCCGCTATCTAATCGGGTAATACTACACTCGCCCGCCCGTTCCATTGATTGGTAATCAATGCCATCACGTTTGATCTTAGAATCAAGGCCATACTTAGTGCCCACAAACGAATGACTATCACAATAAAACTGACCGTTGCCAATTGGTATCAACCAACTAACCGCGGTCAAGTCATTACTTTTTGATAAATCAATGCCAATATAGGCGTCACGATTATGTAAGTCGGGTACCTTTGCCAATTTACCAGCGGCCCAATCGTCTGCTGAAATATAACTGTCCTCGCTGGCTTGCAACCACATATTGAAGTTCTTAACCAGTACCGGAATAAGATTATTTTGTTTAATGGCAAGGTCAACGTCGGCCTGAATCTTTTCCGTCATGCGTTGTTTAACGTGTGGTTCACTGAATAACGGGTTGGCCTTAATCCAATTGGCTTGATCGTAAACTTCTTCGCGGTCGTCCAGTTCCCATATTGCCACAAAATAACGGTCAGCTTCGGTCTTGCCCTTTAAAACGTCCGTCAGCATGTCATATTCGGCGTGCATCGGGACGTTGAGGTTAAGGCCCGAGGTGGAAATCACCGCCAGCAGGGAATTATCCTCTTGTGTTTGGCCAGACTTTAAGACGTTGTACACCTTGCGGTCTTTAGCTTCGTGCCATTCATCTAAAATAACAGTAGTCCCAGCATAACCATCAAGCGTGCTGGTATCACTAGCAAGGGCCAAGGCTTGCGAATCAGTTTCTAAGTCAGTAATGGCTTGTTTCTGCACCTTAATACGTTGCCGCATGTACTTCGATTGCTTGCGGACTTGCCGTAGACCACTTGATAGCATGTCGTAGCCTAATTTAGCTTGTTTAAGGGCGTTGCTGACGAATAATACCTGTCGATTGCGGGCGGGCTGACGTTCTCTTAAAAGACCATTAGCGGCCATACCAGAAGCCAGATAAGTTTTCCCGTTCTTCCGTGCCATACTAATGAACGCCCGATCATAACGACGGTTGCCGGTTGATTTTTCACGCCAACCATATAACTCACTGATAAGCCATTTTTGAAAGGGTTGCATGGTGAGTTGGCTACCGTCAGTTTTCGGCATTAACTCGATAAATTTAACCGCCTGTGCCGCTTTGTCTTCATCATAGTAGAATGGAAAACTATCGTCCTTAGACCGGCTTAAATCGCGTTTAAATCGCTCACACGCCCATTTAATCTTTTGACACGCAACAACTTCACCAGATAAAACTTGGTCAACATATTCAATCATGACAACATCGCCTCAAAAGTATCTCCGGGGGTATCGTCTTTCTGTTTATTTAATTCCATGCGGGCCCGGCTTGATAGTGACATGCCTAAATCATTGGCTAAGGCTTTTAAATCTTTCATGGCTTGTGACTGCAAAGCCACGTAAGGATTCGGTTTACGTGTGCCAGTCTCTTGATTAGTTTGTACCAGCCCGTTCTTACGAATATCATTCTCGCAAGTCTGTACGGTTGCATAAGCGCGGCAATAACTGGCTAACATGGCCCGGTCAAGTTCACTAATTGGGGTATTGGCCTTTAAGTAAGGCGCTACCCGTTGCCATTCAGTTAAAGCACGATCATGTAACCAATCTGGCGGGGTTAAATCAAGCACCGGATAATCAAATAACGCTTTTTCAGCGTCCTTGCGTTGGTTGCGCTCATCATTGGTTAAATGTTTCTTCATACTGGCTAAGGCTTTTACTTTTTGGCTCATTCGGAGCACTCCTTTCGTTTAAATTTACGTACCAAAAAGCCCCCACGAGTTAGACCCATAGCGGCTGATTGATACATATATCCAGAATTCGTTTATTATATCTATATTATCGCACATATTTTAAAAAAGTGCAATTAATGACATGTTTATATTTACATTTCACCCCTTGACTGGTTATTTGTTAAAATTTCGCATTATTAGTAGTGATATTTCACAATCTGGCAAAATAAGCAAAAATTCAAAGTGCAAAAGGGACTTTTATAAACACAAAAGTATGCTGTCCGCTCCTTTCGGGTCGACAATAGCCCCCCATATCAACGTTTCTGGACTATCATGATATTTTGAATTGCTCACTCGGCCGAAAACTCGGCTCAATCAATTGCCAAGTTTGGCAACGTGGAATTGCTAACGAAGACGCAAAATACGAGTTGGTTAACTTGGTCGAAAACTTCGACCTAGTAACTCGGCTGAAAGTTCAGCGCAGTATTGCGCAGATCTACTAATTGACCACATAGCTAACCTACCTAAGTTTAGCTTAGTCGCCATTTTAGCGAGTCAGCTAGTGCAACAAGTGTAGTCAGCACTACGCTTGCTAGTTCAACGGAAAACTCCGCTCAGTTCCTTAGCTAAGGTTGTAACTTGCGACAGCAGATACTAAAAAGCGTCGCACCTTTCAGCACGACACTCATTGATTATTTAGTTTGTTGCTCCCGTTGTTCTCTAGCTAATCTAGTCTTCCGATTATGGTGTCGGTAACACAATGGTTGTAAGTTACTTTCATCTAAGCGACGTGACCAATCGTCTTTGATTTCGATAACGTGATCGACCACATCGGCTTTACGTATCACACCATCTTGATAACATTGTACACATACCGGATTGCTTTCAAGGAACCGTCGTGACAACTTGCGCCATGCCGAAGACTTGTAGAACTGTTGGTACTTACTCTCGTCAGAATCGTACATGCGTTTGTGATACCGCCACTTGTTAGTGGCCTTGCGGTGCTTCTCGCAGTAGCGTGTGTCATAGGCAACCAGTGTTCGACAACCCGGGTGCTCACATTGTTTCATTGGCTTAGCCATGACCGTTGACCTTGGTTAGTGTCACCACGTCATAAGCATTCAGCTCGCTATCAGAACTAACGCCAGCAACACGATACTTAACACCATCTAACATAGCTTCCAAGGTAGTTGTGATCCGATCGTCATGGCGCACCGCAATTAGCTGGTTGGTCGTGGCAGTCGTACCAGTAAGGCTAATCGTGTTACTAATGGTCAACGTATACTCACCACACCATACCGAGAAGGTCGGCGAGAACTTAGTAATGTTTTCACCAGTGTTAGGATTGAACCCTGACATTTTCTCAACGCCAAACTGTACCCGCTTATTTAGTCGGTTTAGATTATAGTTCTTCATTAACTAACCTCACTTGTAAATAATCATGGCGCAATATTCTGCAGAAGAAGAATCTAGGTCTGCCCCAAACGCGTTACTTGAAAACTTAATGTCAATGACATTGTCACTATCAATCCGGTTGGCTAATTCTCTGTTAATTGCTCGGTCTAAATCTTGTACAGACATCCGCATAATCGTTTTTGTTTTAATCATTATAGTTAGATCCTTTCTATATATTAATCATCTAATTGTTCCAACATCTTGTACGCATTTTTGCGTTGTTCTTCATCGCTTAAAGGATTATTCAAAACTTGGCTTGAAACGTTTCGGATAACGTAGGCGTCAGCTAACCACCCTTGACTTGATTTCATAAAGTGATCGTCACTAAATTGTGCATACATGGGGTACATGAGTTTTAAGTCTCTCACAGTTTCTGGCTCATATTCTCCATCTTCATTTGGGGTAAAGTTCCCAACCAATCCTTTATCTTTTGCTTTTTGAGTTGGCTCACCATTTTGATCTAACACACCATCTTTAATCAAGGCTCTGTAAATACACGATTTTAATTCATTAACTCTATTTGAGACAACTGGTCCATATTGTTTAACGCAAATGTCAAAAGCTTGCTCAACTAAACTTGGATAAATTACTTTCATTTTTCATTTTCCTCCTGTACTTGGAAATGTTTTTTTTAACGTGGTACACGTGGTACACGCGGACAATCGTTGATATAACAGTGCTTTCAAGTGCCTTGACGTGGTACATTTGGTGGTACAACGTGGTACACTTAGCATTTTCGATCATTGTACGCGAACATATCCATGTGGAAACTTGCCATTCATTCTAATTCTTTTAGCTTCCCAGCCGTCCATATTGTCCATTAATAACTTGATTCGTTTAGCTTCCGAGTTTGTTCGCCCGGTTAAATAACGATCAACTGTTTTATGGAAGACAACTTCCATAATTTCCAGAGTTGTTGTTTGGTTGAGTAGTTTCCGTTCATTACTAACTTGATCTTGTAGCCACTTAGAATGATGGCCGTAGTCACTGACATAGCTTTGTTTTAAGCCGGTACTCATGTTTTCCCAATCTGTGGGAACTTCCATTGCTAAAAACTCTTCGATAGCATCGCGCATAGGGTCGACAGTTTCCGCCGCCATCTGATACACCTTAGCTTCTTTCATAGTGGCTTGATCCAGATATAGCAGCTCGCCATTATTAAACCAATACTTAGCTTCCGCCAAAACTTGAAGCATATAATCCTCGTCCGGGTGCCATACATCTAACTTAGCTTTGTTGACCCCACATTTAATTGGATAAAAGCGCCGTTCACCGGTTGCGTCCTTTAAATAGTCGGTTTGGTTAGTTGTGCCAATAAATACGCACTTACGAGGGTGCGGTAACGCATAGCGACCGTAACTATTCCGATAAGTGTCGGATTGTGCACTAATGAAATTTTTAATTCCCTCAACGTCCGTTTTCTTCATGGCGGAAAGCTCGGCAATTTCAATGATCCAACTACCTTGCAATTGTTGATAATCGTCTTTCTGCTTACCCATTCCCTTTAATGAATCATTAAATTTATCGGGATATAGATTTCGGCCGGCCGTGCTTTTACCTAACCCTTGGCTTCCCTCTAAAATTGGTACAATTTCAAACTTAACTCCGGGAGCATAAACTCGTGCAATAAGGCCAGTCAACCATTTTTTAGTGATGGTGCGGGTGTAATGATTATCTTCAGCACCTAGGTAATCAATGAAGTAACGTTCAGCACGCGGCTGGCCGTCCCATTCTACCGCTTCAATACGAGCCTTAACCGGATTGATTGTCTTGCGGCGCGCCTCTGTAACTACCGCGTCGGTAATGTTTTCCTTGCTGAATAACAAGTTGTAATGATCTTCAATATAACTTCTCAATAACGTGTCATCGCCATCATTCCAAAAACCTTTTTTAAACAGTGAATTTTCTGCTTTTGGTGTCTTGATAATTTGTTCCGAGAACTCGTCAAAGGCAACTAGTCCTTTCAACATTTCGTCATGTTCCATAATTAAGCGGATATTGTAAAGAGACTTTGTTTTGATTCCATCGTCCGAATTCTTTTTGAAATCATTCTGCCAATCAGCGTCACGTTGCATTTTGATAACATTATTGGCCGCTTCTCGGGTCTCTGCTGGTAAATCCATTGCTTTCCCCATTAATGAGCCCCCTTACTCTCTCGTTTTAAAATGGATTGAAAAATTACATTAACTTCCTTGCTTGGTAGTGCCGGGTCAACGAACGAATCATTGATCACTGACAGCATGTTATAAACCGTCTTGGGATCAGCACCGACGCCAAACATACGACCAGCAATTTTAGTTAACCAAGCATTGCGATTGCCTTGGGTTGTCCCGGTTACCATTTCGTCTAACAAGCGACCGGTATACTTCTTTTGGCGTGTGGTATAGGCGCGTTCTGACGCCCAGTTCACTTTTTGACCCGCCAACTTATCGACTAGCCATCGAGGAGCCGGCTTAATATCAGCCAATGTTCGGCCATCTAAGGGTTCATACAGTTTGCCATTAATCTCACTTGGGGCAATCACCGTGAAGTCACTTAGCAAGTCAATTCCGGGCCAAACATCAATCTTGCGTACCTTAGCATCCGTGTATCTCAAAAAATAATGCACACCACCGTTAGCTGTCCGTTCAATATAGGTATCATTGGGCAATGTCAAACCTTGATTGAATAGCTTTGTCAAACTCGTCCGACCATTTTTAGTTGAATCGTGCATATCAATGTCAACAACTAATAAATCTGACAAATCTAGTCGCAAGCCTAAGTTGTAAGTCGGGTTCTTTTGGAACCAAGACAAGATGGTATTCTGGTCACTAGTTGCGGCTTGGTACCCGGCCACCCCTTTAGGTGGCTTCTTCGTATTTTCAATCAGTGGGTAAACCGCATAGCCTTGTTGGGCCAGCTCAATTGCTTTATCAAGCGTTGCGAACTCTTTCATTTTTCAGCACCAGTCCTAGCACTTTTAATGGCTAATTCATCAGTAGCATCACCAATTTTAATCAACTCATCATTGATCGCCCAAGTCAATGAAGCTAATGGCCGAATTTCATATTTTAAGTTGTATTGAACCATACTGCTGTTTTGCTTATTTTCTTCCAATGAATCACTTAAAATATCGACAATGTCAGAGAGTGCTTGATGAAGTCCGAGTATTTTTATGATTTCACCGCGTAAATCTTCAATATCCATTTTCCATTCTCCTTATCCGTGTTAAAATAAGGGAAAGCATATTTTGAAGTAACTCCATTCGACCTACTACTCGCCAAAGTAAAGTAGGTCTTTTTTGTATGCTCTCCCATGCGACTGACCTCACACTCCAAAATACCGACGTGGGTTCTTGATTAACTTAACCACCACGTTGCCAACAAACGACACAATCATAAATTTGATTGCCCATAAGATTGTTGTTGCTATCATGAAATCACCTCCTTAAATTTATTCTGCCCCCGCACGGTACAATTAAATTGTTTTTGAGGCTAAATACTTATCTAGCTCTTTGCGTTCAATACGTTTTAGTCTACCAATGCTAGTTACCTTTAAACCGTCATTAATCATCTTGTAGACTGTATTCACACTACCAATATGAAGTTCTTCCATCACTTGCTGGTATGTAAGCCAACTTTTGTCTGTGCTGTTCATATAAATTCACCCCCTCTCGATTACATTTAAACAGTAACATAAATTACTGCATGGTTCAATAAAAAATGACTGTTTGCGGTTATTTTTTTTATCCTTTACAGTTAAGTACGAGTTGTTGTATATTCTAAATATAAGGAAGTGATTGTTTTGATTAAAATAGATTTGAAAAAGCTGGCAAAATCGAAAGGTTTTACTCTGACAGACATTTCAAAGGCTACTGGTATTTCAATGAACACACTATCAGTATTAGGCAGAAACGTGTCAACAGGTATCCAATTCGATACCCTTGATAAAATATGTCGCTTTTTAACCTGTACACCGAATGATATAATTAAGGTTTTACCTGATGATTATATAGTTCAAGTGCCCGCCCAAAAAAGCAAAAACGACGCAATATACGCCATAGGGGTAAAAGAAACAGTCATACACAAATCAATTGTCGAAAATTCTATGTATGATGCTGATGCCGAAGAAAACATTTTTCATGTAAAATTAATTTCATATACTGATAATGAAGCAATCTTTTTTGTTGGTTTGCCAGTTGGTAGTGGTTTTTTAAATACACCAACCGAGTCGGAAGAGAAAACCACAAAATGGCTAGTGTCACTCAACGAAAGGAATCGAGCTTCCATTAGTAAACAATCTATTGGGATATATTTAGAAAATTATTGGAATAAAAAAATAGCTCTTCCCCAAAAAGTCTCTATTGTATTTAACGTTCCCAATCAAGGAAGCGTATATAGCTTTACATTGCACGAAAAAGATGATCATATTTTATTGGAAGATCATTAATAACTATGTTTAAGTTTTAATATGATTTTTCTCTACATAACACTGCCCCCGCACGGTACGTTATGGAGGAAATTATAAATGGCAACAATCAAGAAGTATCAGGACAAGGACGGGAATACCCGTTATCAGTTTCAAGTTTATTTAGGCGTTGATCCTCAAACCGGTAAAAAGAAATCAACTCGGCGCCGGGGGTTTAAATCAAAAAGCGCTGCTCGTATTGCTTTATCCAGAATTGAAGTAGAGTTACAGCAAGAACCGGTATTACCAGTTGATAACAATATTCTCTTCGTTGACGTTTATCACGAATGGTACGATCAGTATATTAATACCGTTCGTGAAAGCACTTGGGCAAGGACTGCTGGCATGTTCGATAATCACATTTTGCCATTGTTTGGTAACAAGCGATTACGAACCATCACCGTCAACCAGTGCCAACGTGCTGTTAATCTATGGTTTAAAGAAGTCACGTACAATTACAAGCGTTGGTACAATTATCTGGTAGCAGTCTTTGAATACGGCTTAAAACACGGCTATATCACACATAATCCAGCTAGAATGATTACAATGCCGGTCAAGCCTGATAGTTGGGGCGACAAGCCCGATAACTTTTGGGATCGCGATCAACTAAAAACGTTCTTCAAGTGCATTGACCAACAAAAAGAGCCCGAAAAGTATTGTCTCTTCCGGGTACTAGCGTTTGCAGGTGTGCGACGCGGCGAGTGTTTAGCCCTGACATGGCAAGATATTGACTTTGTCCATAAGACCTTGCGGGTTAATAAAACGCTCACCCAAGGGAAACGCGGCAAGCAGATTATTCAAGCCCCTAAGACAAAAAAAGGCCGCCGCACTGTCAGCTTAGACAATACGACGGTAGAAATATTACAACGCTGGCATAAACAGCAACGTGAATATTATTTGTTTTTAGGTTTTAATACGTTACAACCGGATCAGTTAGTTTTTGCTAACACTAAGAACGGTTTTAAATCGCTTAATACTCCGGGTAAGTGGTTAAAGCGGATCATCACTGACTACCACCTAAGCCCTAGTATTACCGTACATGGCTTTCGACACAGTCACGCCTCCGCTCTGTTTACCGCTGGTGCCACCATTAAAGAAGTACAAACCCGATTAGGCCATGAGGACGTTGCAACAACCTTAAATGTTTACACACACGTCACTAAAGGCCAGAATCAACAGGCGGCCAACAAGTTAGCCAATTATTTAGGCTTTTAAACTTGGTATATTCAGACAATTTTTACTAAGTGTACCACGTTGTACCGGGTAATGAACCACGTTAGGACACTTTGAAACGTTGTTAAATCAACGATTGTCCGCGTGTACCACGTTAAAACGAAAAGTTTCAGCTCCAGCAGGAAACCGGGTTATTTTAACGTTTTATAGTAAAAGTAAGCCAATTGGTAAGCCAAGGGTAAAATGTTTCACGTGAAACACCGCATAAGCACTGGTTTAATAGCGTTTATGTTTCAGTTGGGTTCAAACCCCTGACTGCCCATCAT